TGGTTCTGGAAGTAATGTTTGGAGAGTAAGACTAAGCGATGGTTCTAGCACTTTAGATTACAATCCTAATGCAACTTGGGAATTTGGTAAATGGGTTCATGCTGTTTTTACTTTTGACAGAAGTGGTAATCTTACGATATATCAAGATGGTGTAAGCGTAGGTACATCAGATATTACAAGTTATAGTGCTGCTGGTGTCACAAATTCTTCTGGAAAGCTAGCATTTGGAACTTATACTGGTAATGATACTGGTACTTATAAAGATGTTGAAATTTCACATTTCAGATTTCATAATAGAATTTTAAGCGCTGATGAAGTAAAGCATTATTATTCAGGTGGATCTGTCCCTTATAAATATCAAGGAGCAGACAATACTCACAGAATAACAAGTGGAACAGTTAGTGCTTATGACGCAGCTTCTGGTAATGTATCTGCTCAATCAACAACAGCAGTTACATTTGATACAAGTGGATGGGGAACTGTAGCTCATTCTTTTAGTTCAACTTTAGAGCAAGGTAAAATATATAGAGTTACTTTTGCTGGAGCTAGTACAACTGGAAGCGGATGTATTGTTAGATTTGGAACCGCTACAACAAATTCAACTACAGCTACTGCTTTAGCTCCTAGTGGTTCATGGGGAGCTATACCTGGTTATACAGCAATACCATATGCTTTTACAACTTCTGCAACTTATGGAGGTTATTATACTGCTGTAGGTACTGAAAATTGCATTGCTTGGAAAAATTATGATAATGCAGATGAAACAGTAATTACAAGTCTTGATATTCGTGAAGTAGGTTGTATAATTGATTTTGACCCTACTGGAATATCAGCTGATAAGTGGTTTGATAAGTCTGGTAATGATTTACATTTAGCTTTGACAAATGGAGCTATTCATAATGCTCCTACTGCAGATGATGGTTTAATTTATGAAGAAGGAACTTGGAGTCCTGTAATTTGTCAAGCTGATGATTTAAGTGATGCTCTTGCAATGCACGCTGAAACTACTGGAAGTTATGTTAGAATAGGAAATGTAGTACATGTTTCTGGTCAGGTTATAGGAAATAGTTCTACTGGAGATATGTCAGCGTCTGATTCATTAGCTATAAAAGGATTGCCTTACGCAACTCCCAATTCGCAATATAATCGTGGTGCTGCTACATTGGTTTCGCTTACTGGCAATCTTGCATCTGGAAAAAGAGTTAGTGGTTATATCATTCAAAATGCCTCTCAAATTAATTTATATACAAATGATGGTACAGCTGAAGGAGCATTGCGATTTGATGAATTTACAAATGCTGGTCATGCAGTGTTTCAAGGAACATATATAATATAATTAGATTTTAATTGGATAATTAAAAGGAGCCAAAAATGGCATTAGAAAAAATAGTAGAAGTTGATAAAATAGAAGTAAAAGGTGAATACTCAATTCAAGTAAGAACAGCTACAAAAGTAATGGATGATGGCGTTCAAATTGGCAGTACTAGCTATCACCGTCATACAGTGCATCCAAACTCTGTACTTACATCAGAAGATGCAAAGGTAAAAAAGATTGCTGAGTCTTTGTGGGGCGATACAGAGAAAGAAGCATACCATGTTTCTATATCTGGGCATCCAAGTGGCGAACCAGCAGATAGTTGGACGGAAGATCAGCTTAAGGCTTACTTGAAAAATAATAATGTTTCTTATACAGAATCAGAAGCAAAATCTAGTTTACTTACAAAGGCAAAAGCAAAATTTAACCAATAATAAAATAGGAGAGTAATATGGCTAAAGATAAAAAAGAAAAGCCTATACTGAACTTCGATGATAAAGAATATGTTATTGAAGACTTATCTGAAAAGTCTAAAAACATATTAAATCATATTAACGACATTCAAAATAAGATAAATACAAATACTTTTATACGAGAACAGTTAGAAGTTGGTAGAAAGTCTTTTGTAGAAATGCTTAGAGAATCTTTAAAAGAACCTGAAGAGGAAAAATCCTAAATGATAATTCGTAGGTGCAGTCAAGGTTATTCTGTTAGACTCCATTTAAATACATCTCCCAATGTAACACGCACAAAGTCCTTTCCTGATGGAACTACAGAGACTTTGACTTACCCTACGTCTAGTTATAAATATTTTGTAGAAGTTGATGGTGAAGTAAAAAAAAGATCTAATTCTTTTAAAACTATAGAAGAGTTTTATGTTGATGAGTGTTCTAAAAAACACGATAATGGACATGGTAGGATTATTATAGGTAAGCATCATTTAATAAATGGTATTGCTACATCTCAATCAGACTATCCAACTGATTCTAACACAAAAGCCCAAATTAAAGACTTTTATGATAAGAGAAATATTGCTTATAATTCTAGTGAGACAAAGGCAGAATTATTATCTAGAATAGTAATTGAAATGTCTGATGATGATCCAGTAAAAGAATTGTCTAAATTTTTAACGAGGTAATATGTTTGGCGATCCAAAAAAAGAAATAAAAGTTTATATTATAACATATATTGTGTTTTTATTATGTATGTTAATAGCTGTATTGTTTACTAGTTGTTCTAATTCAAACTTAATATCCAGTAAAGTAAAACCAGATTCTACTCATTATTCTACAATATTTAATGAAATAATAGACCAAGATTCTGTAGTTCATTGGTATATTAAGCTATACGAAGGAAATCAATGGTGTTATTACCATCATCAATATGAAGAGGTAGTAAAAAATGTACGATGATGATACAGAGTTGCACTTTTGGTTAGGAGTTGTTGGATTTATAATGATATTTATATATTTAGTTAAATGGCTAATAGGTCAATAAATGGTAAGCCCAAAACCGCTAGAAGTATACGAGGCGATGTCATTGATGACAATCTCGCCCTCTCTATTAATATTAAGTGGTTGGGTCAGCTTTTGGTACTTGTTGGTGGACTTGTATACGCAGCTTGGCGTGTCGAAAATCGTATCACAGTACTGGAACAAAGGATGGCTGAAGCTAATGATCAAATATCCGAACTTGTTTCAAAACATATATCTGAAGAACGTGTTAGATATGAAAAAATGGAGGAGGAGTTACAATGGTATCAAAAGGAACTAGGCTTAAACCTAAATCCGTTAAGCTGGAAACGAAAAAAGAAAAAAGGAAAGTAATAGGCTTTATGGAAGTCTGTGCAAGAGTAGAATCAATTATAATGGGTAATGGCAAAAACTAATCCTATATCAGATTCAAGTAGTTTAGATATTAGCCTCCCCATGTTAATACAAGCTGTTACTTTTATAGTAATGTTAGTTTGGGGCTATAGTCAATTAAATGCTAGAATATCATTTTTAGAATATCAAGTTGCTATGAATGAGCAACATATTATTGATTTAGAAGAAGATGCAGAAAAGAATCAAGATGCTGAGATACCTGCTGATATTAAACAAAATCAAAGAATTGAATATATTGAAAAAGAAATAGAAAGATTAAGAAATAGCAACTAATGGAAGAGTTTTTAGCATTATATTCTGAAGCTGGAATGATAGGCGTTGTTGGAGCGATGTTTGTCTTTATGGTCTATCAAAATGCTAAAAGAGCAGAGCAGCAAGGTGAAGCTATACAAGAATTAAAAATAGAAAATAAAGGTCAGTCTGAGACTTTAGAAAACTTAGAAAGTATTGTATTAAAAATGTTAGATAGGTGGAACAAGTCTGATGAAACATCTTTAAGACATAGAGAAGATATAACTAAAGAATTAAATGAGCTATCAGATAAAGTTTCTTATATGTCTGGTAGAATTAATGGAGGCAATAGCAGTAGATAATGGACTATGAACCTATAGACGTTTATCGCAATGATGTTAAAGAACGCCTTACAAGAATTGAAACAATTCTTAATAGAGAGCTGCCAGATATTAAAGATCAATTAAAAGCTTTAAATGGCAGAACTAGCTCTTTAGAAAATTGGCGTAGTTATATGCTAGGTGGCATAGCTATATTAACAGTAATAATAACTTGGAGTAATAAATGGATTGGATGAACTGGACTAATTTTGCATATGCTATGGTTTTGGTATTTACGATTATGGGCACGATGGTTGCTCAAAAGTACCGTATCGTAGTAAAGGAGTTAAAGGATGTGGCTCAGAAGTACAAAGAAGCATCTAAGGATGGTAATATTACAGAAAAAGAAAAAGAACAACTGGCTAAAGAGTGTATGGATGTTATCATGGCTCTTGTTAAGCTCGTGTGGAGATTCTAATTTGTTAAATTCTAAACAAATAAAAGAAATTATCTCTGATACTTTAAAGGATATAGATTTACATAGCGATGAAGCTGTCAGTCTTATCTATAATACTGGATTGGTTGAAAGTAGATATGAATACCTTAAGCAAATCAAAGGACCAGCGAAAGGACTATTTCAGTGCGAAAGTTGGGTGGCTGTAGATATATGTAAAAATTATTTAAAGTATAGAGAGTCTTTGATGAAAAAAGTAGCGAAGGCTTGTAAATTAGAATGGAGGTATTTTTTAGATCCAAAAGAACCAGAGTGGGAAAATATACTTACGACTAATATATCAGCTCAGATAGCTATGTGCAGATTGCACTATAGGAGAGTTCCAAAACCACTACCTAAAACAATTGAAGACCAAGCAGCACAATGGAAAGTTTATTATAATACGTCAAAGGGAAAAGGTACTGTAGAAAAATTTATTGAAATCGTTAAAAAACACGGATGACAAATGAAAATAAAACATCAAGTAGTGGTTTTTCCAGATATTCATTTTCCAAAAGAAGATGAAAAGGCTTTCTCATGTGCTTTAAATGTAATAAAAGAAGTAAAGCCTAGTGCTTTTTTATGTCTTGGAGATTTTGCAGAAGGTGAAAGTGTCTCTCATTGGAAGTGGAAAAAGAGAAAACGACCACCTCTTGAATATCAACTTCCTGAAATTTGGGAAGAAGTTAATTATATTAATTCTGGTTTAGATAGAATAGATAAGGTTTTAAAAGATGTTAAATGTAAAAAGAAAATTATGGCACAAGGAAATCACGAACTTTGGTTTGACAATTTCGTGGAAGAAAATCCTTTTATGTCCCATCTTTCTTCCTATGAAGCTTTTAAAATAAAGGAGAGAGGATATGAATGGCATAAGTATGGTAAAGTATTTAAACTCCTTGGAAGTAAATTGTACGTCTATCACGGAGGTCACTATAGTGGAATACACCATGCCAGAACTCACGCCTTGCAAATGGGATGTAACATTATCTACGGGCACACTCATGACAGTCAGAAATCAACCGTGCAACACATTGACGGAGCACATATGGCGTATTCAATGGGGTGCTTAAGTAAAATGGAAAAAGACTTTTTAAAAGGAAGACCTACAAACTGGACTCACAATGTTGGCATTATAGATATATTTACTAATAACAATTTTAATATTGTTGTTCTTGATATAGTTGATGGAGTTACTGCTTATGGAGGTAAAATAATTAGTGCCTAAACAAATTTATCAATTTAAAGATTTTAGTGGTGGTTTAAATACCTTGCAAGACGATGCTGATATTAGAAATAGTGAAGTTGCTGCAGTCCAGAATCTTATGTTTAATAAGTTTGGTATTATGACTCCTGCTTTTTCAATTAACACAAATGGAAGATTAGCACAAGCTACTTATAGTACAAGCCATGTAGATCACATAGAGGCTGGTTACGGTTTAGGTTATTTTGAAACTGATAGAGTCAGGGACCCTGTTACTGTTGCTTTTGAATCTTCAGATGGTACTGCTTCTGGAGTAGGTGGAAGTGAACGTGGGTTTTATATGGTAGGTGGTGCTTCTTCTTTAATTATGGGAGCTAGGGGTATTTCAGGAGCATCTGCAGGTGCTGATGTAAATTTAGCTTCTTCTTTTCCAGTTGGAACAGACATAGAATTAAATATGGGAAGTACGTTAAATAAAGGTGCGGATGCAGGAGCTGCAGGGTATTATAAAGTTGTTGGTCACAGTGGAAATAATATTATATTAAACAGAACTATTGACCACGATGATGAACCAACAGGTTCAACTAGTTACCTTAATGGTTGGTACGCTACTTTAAAAGGTAACGCATCAGGTGATAAACTTTTATTGTTAGCTCACCCCGATGAACATAAAATAGATGTTTTTTCTTTTAATACTGCAGGTACCAAATGGGAACAAGACTCAATAACATTAAACTCTACTGCTACTGGTGTTAATTCTAAAGTTTTATATTATCAAGTAGATGAAGCTATACGTTGTTGTGATACTGTATCAAATAATGTTTCTACTATAAAATGGTATGGATATATCCAAAGAGAACATTTTAGTTGGGATGGGAATATAGGAGCAGCTGGCAATACTGATAAATACCAAGGATACTATGCTAAAGATAATAGATTAGCACCACCAACTAGCAAAACTTTACTTTCAGCATCTACAGCGTCTCCTGCTAATTATACTACATACCCGTCAAGTGCAGGACTTGGTTTTAATCTTAATATAATTACAGATACTGATGAGGCAGGAGCTATACCTGCAGGTGTTTATGAATGTGCAAGTACATTTATTTACGATGGAAACCAAGAGTCTCTTCCGCTTAAGTATACAAATACACATACTATTGCTGATGCAAATGATTTACAATCTTTATCTTTAAATGTAACAGCTAAAGGAGCTTACGATCCTAGGTTAACTGGTGGCAGAATATACATTAGAGAGGAAGGAACTGATTCAGAATGGATTATGTTAGTTGATATAGATTTATCAAAAGGCTGTAGAACTAAATTTTCAGATGAATATACTCCTTGGCATGATGCTAGTAGTACTACATTTAATTGTCCAACAGCTACAGCTTCTGATAATTTTGTTGTTAGAGAATTGGGACTACTTACATATGAAGTTATTAATGGTTATAGTTCTGATATATTTAGCAATGCTTTAGGAGACGCAGGTGAAAACTGGAAAGATGCTTGCATTGCAAATAATAGAGCTTTTGTTTGTAATGTTTCAATTAAGGATGAAGAACAAGGAATATCTAAAGTTTATGCAAATGTCGTTAATAAGCCAGATAGAATTATGTATTCAATGCCTAATAGGTATGATACATTTCCCTCAATTAATTTTATAGAAGCAGCTAAAGGAGATGCAGATTGGTATACAGCCATAGATTCATTCGGTGATCGTTTGTTAGCATTTAAAAGATTTACTTTAGATATTATTAATATATCTTCACCTGACGATTCTTCTTGGTTTTTAGAAGAAAGTTTAAGATACGCAGGTGTTAGAAATCCAGAGCTTGTAAAGAAAACTCAGTATGGTATAGTATTTGCAAATCCAAATGGTTTGTTTTTATATAATGGTAAAACAATAGTTAATCTATCAGAAGAAAAAATAGATGATTTAACATGGAGCGATCATGTTGGATCAAATAGTTCTATTATTTACGATGGTCAGGAATCTTTAGTTTATGTTATTAAAAATGTAAGCAGTGATGGTGATGCTTATATGTGTAATTTAAAAAAGCAATCTTTTACATATATAAAAAACTTTATTCCAGATACAAATGACGGAATTACTAATAGCGTAGATCAAGATCAAAATATATATTTATTTCACGATGCAGGAAGTCAAGCTGATTTATATACAATTGATAGAAATGATAGTTCTTATCCTAGACCTTATTCTAAAACAACGTATACACAATTCACAACAAAAATGATTGACTTTGGAGATCCTTCATCTATGAAGAAAGTATATGCTGTTTATATTACTTATAAATCAGATGAAGACATAACCAATGATTTTACAGCTATAACTTATGATGGCACTACAGCTTTAAATGGAACAATAGCTGCTACTGGTAATAGTGGACAAGACTGGGCTACTGTAAAAATAGCTCCAGATTCTCCTATATCTTGTGAAAAAATTCAAATACGATACAATTCAGGAGCTGAAGATCCTGTTCTTTGGATTAATGATATTAGTGTTGAGTATAGAACAATTAAAAAGAGAACAACATAATGGATAGAATAGCTAGAAGATTAACTAATCTAAAGCAAGATAAAATAAGACTATCTAAGACTCAACCTTCTATACAAACCTTGCGTGAAGGGGAAGAAGTTCTGTATCTTAATAAGGACAATAAGCTATGTAGATATAGAAAAGAGAGAGGTTTATTGTGGAAGTCTGAGATGAGTAATGATGGAAACCATATAATAGATAAATCTTTAAACATTAAAAAAGATTTAAAAGTAGGAAAAAATATACAATTGGATGGTACTATAAAATTTGATAAAGGAGTAAACATTACTACAAAACTTACAGGAAGTAATAGAACTTTAAGTTTTGTTACTGAAGAAACTGTAGGTAGTTCTGTTACACCAGATGGAAGTTTAAAAGTTTATATAAATGGTACATTATACCAAATACCAGTAAAAGAGGTTTAGTATGTCAATACAGAATTTATTTCTATCTCAGCAAATGAGACAAACTCAAGAAAACCTAGATAGGGTAGAGGAACAAGAAGCTAAGAGAAGAAAAAGAGCAGGTGGCTGGGCTTCTGGTCTTGGAACTCTTGGTGGCGTAGCAGGTGGCTTATTGGGATTAGCTTTAGCACCAGCAACAGGTGGAGCTAGCATTGCTGCTTTAGCCACTGGTTTAGGAGCTGCAGGAGGTTCTCTTTTAGGTTCTAGAGCCGGTTTAGAAATTGGAGACGGCAGACAATCAGATGCTACTCCAATTGGAATGAATACAAGTGCTATATCAGGTCAGCAAAAAGAATTTTCAGGTGATATTAAATCAAGATATAAAAGAGGCGTTAATGATTTTCAAACTCAATTAAACAATGCTATAGCTTCTAATGCTATTAATACTGGAATAAAAGCAGCTACTATGGCTTATACAAACCCTACAGCTGCTCAAGGTTTAAGAATGGATATGCGTAGTGGTGCAAGTAGATTATTTGGTGGGGGTGGAGCAGGACCTGTTATACCTCAAGTAAATTTAGCTGGAGCACAAGCTTACAACCCCCTTGGTGATCCAACTGGAGGTACTTTATTTCAAAACGCTCCACAAGTTCCTGCACCAGTAGATACTTTAAGTCAATTTCAAGGACCATCTACAGAATTAATGGGCTATCCTCAATTGCCAAATCCATCTGTTGCAGTTCCACCAGCACCTATTGCACAACCTAATAATATGTTAAATATATCAGAAGCTTCATCAGATGCTTTTTCTAATTTAGCACCTACAGATCCTTATACAACTCCTATAAGCGATCCAGTATCTTTTACACCAGAAGCTCAAACTGCAGATAACATATTTGATCAAATTCTTGGTACAGGCTCTCCTCAAGGAGAAGGAGCACTGCAATACGATTTATATCAAAATGAATTAGACCCTTTTGGATTAATGCCAAATTTTAATCCTAGTTCTAATCCTTTAGTTGGGATAGCTAAACAAGCAGCCCAGCAAAATACGACTGGAGGAACTATGTCTCAAATAACAAGGCAACCATCAGTTCCTTATAATGCAAGAAGGCTGATGTTTGGAGTAGGCGGAGGTTAATTATGGCATACGATCCAACAAACCCAATGCAAAATTATCCCGGTTCTACACAAACTGGGAATCCTTATAGCGGTCCAAATCCTTACAGTGCAAACCCATATGCTCCAAGCTGGTATCAAACTCCATCTGGAGGAACACCTCCAGCTAGTTGGGGATCTGCTGAAGATTTTTTAAGTGATTTTGCTGATATAAATGTTACAGGATTAGATGAAGAATCAAGAATATTTTTACCCGATCCGGGACAAATGCAACAAAGGATTGGACAGGCAAGGTCAAGTCTTGGTTTTGATATGCAAAGTCAAGCTTTAACAGGTCAGCAAAATTTACTTAGCATGACTGGAGGGCAAGGTTTAGCTGGTACTATGGGTAGTGGATTTGGAAGATCACAATACGGACAGCAACAAGCAGTTGGACAAGCAGGCACAGCATATAGGCAAGGAGTGCAGCAAGGCTTATCTGGATATAAGAGCGATGTTTTACAAGAGCAATATAGGTACCAAGATGCTTTAACAAGTGCTTTAGGTAATTTGTTAGCTTCAGGAGAAGATGAAGATCTTAAAGTAACACCGGGTGGTGTTCTTCCCGGCAATACTGGAGCACCTACGACCGATCCAGATTGGAATCCATCAGCATCTGCTCAATATGGAGATAATTATGATTTTAAAGGAAGAACCTTTTATTGGGATGGCACTTCTTGGATAAACCAATCGTCTTGGGATCAATTACAAGACCAAGGTGATGGTTTTGATCCAAGTAATCCATATGATTAAAAAAATTAATAGGAGTATATTATGGCAATAGATCCAGCATTAGTAGGCTTTGAAGTATCTAAAACACTTCAAGATACATTACTAAATTATGTGATGTCTAATAGGCGTTTACAAGAAAATGCTAGACAATTTAATAGACAAATTGCACAAAGAGATAAAGAGTTTGAAAGAGTTCAAGGCAGATTTGATAGAACTGAAGCTAGACAATTAGCAGAGTCTAAAAGACAAAAGGATATTACTCAAGGCATAGCTCAACAACAATTAAAGATGTCTCAAGAAGAAGGCGAGATAGCTAAGATTCAAAATAGATTAGACGATAGCTGGTTAAGGCAAGTAATGCCTTGGTTAGCTTACAGTGATCCAAAAACAGGAGAAGCTTTTCGTGCAACAGATACAAGAGAAGCAGCTAAAAGAATGCGTAAAAGTTTAGGATTTGAACCTCCTATGATTGATCCTAGTCTTATTGGCAAATTAAAAACTCCTCAAGAATTATCTTTAATGTCTTCATTAATGCCTTATACTCAAGGCACTGGACAGTTTGCTCTTCAATCTGTTCTTAACCAAGCAATGAATCAACCTTATGGAGGACAATAATGAATCCATTATTAATACAGTCTTTAATGTACCAATACGAAAACGACCCAAGGCAGTTTACGGATAGGCAAGCTGAACAAATAGCTGTTTTGGCTAATCAATATGGATTTCGTTTTCCAAGAGAATCAAAAGCTTTGAAAAAATTTGCTTTTGATTTAGCAGATACAACTATGCTTGGTATGTTGCCTAATGAATGGCGACCAAGATCAAGAGGTGAATCTGTATTTGGAGAAACAAAATCAGAAAGGTTTGCTGGTCAGTTAGGAATGGGAATACCATTAGCTGCAGGAGGTTTGTTAGCTTTAGCAAATCCAATGGCTATTGCAGGAGCAGCAGGAAGAGGTTTTGGAGCAGCAAAAAGAGGTTTAGCGTCTGCTAGACAGGCAGCTCCTAAATATGCAGAACAAGCTGGGGATTTTTACAGAAGATCTAAAAATACTTTTACTAGTACTGCAAGAGGTCAAAATCAATTTGGTCCTAGTTTTTTAGATGAACTAAGATGGGGTTTTGCTAGAGGTGCTAATCGTGATTTATTACAACTTACAGCTGGTAATCCAAATGTTATTAATATGGGTGCAAGAGCAGGGCTTTAATGCGACCAGATTATACTAATTTATTACAACTTACATTAGCTAACGAAGATCTTTTAAAGGGTTGGGTACGTCAAAGACCTTCTATAACAAGAACATATGACGATTTATTAAGAGATGTAAGAACAGGTAATATTCCACTTCAATCCTATACAACAGATGAATGGGACAGTCACATAAGAAGAGTTATGCCAGACAGGGGTAACCCAAGAGGTATAGGTGCTTATTATTCTGACGATGAAATACATTATCCAAAAGGAAATGAAGGATCTATTCCTCATGAACTTCTTCATTATTTTTCTGGTCATGTAACAGGCAAATCTTCGGGAGTTCCAAAGGAGCTCGATCCTTATACAAAAGCAGATATGGCATTAGGGGGGTGGCTTCCTTCGATTCATCCAGCAGCAAGAAGACCAACTCTTCCCGGAGATAATCGTTTTAGTAATTGGTGGAATGAGAATAGAGCTACTCAACAAACTGAATATTCTAATAGACGCAATTATCACCCTTGGTTTGATGAGCACGCTTATGATACTACAGCAGATAAAATGAAAGAAAATGTATTAAAATATATTTCTGATAAAGAATCAATTCCAGAAAAACCTACAAAGACTAAAAAGTTTAAAAGTTTTATTAGTAAAGTTGCAGGACCTTTAAAAGAATCTCCATCGCTACTTTCTTCGGCTTGGTCAACTCTTTCAAGACCTTCAACCCCTCAAGCACCATCAAACGTTGCAGGACCTTCGATCCCTATAGGTCCTTTAAGATATGATAAAAATATGTATCCTATTTTTCCAAAGCAAAGTGCTAAAGCTCAGTCTTTTAGAGATGCTTTTAGGGATGCAAGAAGACAAGGACTAGATACATTTGATTGGGATAATAGGAAGTATACAACTGAGTTAGCTTAATGCCGTCACCTTATGAAGCCTACAAAGTTCAGGGGCTAATTAATCAGTACAGGACTAACCCTGATATGTTTAATGAAGATCAGCTTGATGAGCTTGAACGCTTAGCTGCTGATAATCTTATAGAGTTTAAACGTAAGCAAAGCCCTTTCTCAATAAGACGAGCATTTCAACAGGCTACTGCTGGTTTTGTTGAAGGTTTAACTACATTAGATTTAATACCTAAAGAACCACGCAATACTGGTGAAGCTATTTTTAGACAGCTTGGTCATCTTGCTGGTTTTGCTCCCGGTATTATGAAAGCTCCCATATATGGTTTAGCTAAAGTTACATCTAAGTTAACTGGTGCTAAAATGAAAGATGTATTAGGTGGTACTATAACTAAAGCTACTATAGCAGGTATAGATAGATTAGATGCTATAGCTGTTCCTATGTTAGCTTCAAGAGCTACAAAAAGATTAATAGATAAACAACTTCAGAAAACTGGTTTAGAGTCTATGGACTTTTTAGCAAGAGGGTCTAGAACTAGAGCTATAGGAGAAGAAGCTTTAGGTCTGGCATCTGCTAGTGCTGTAAGTAGTGTTTGGAAAGGGACAGATGCTATTGTTGATAGCTATATAGGTGGTGCTATAGCTGGTGGTGCTTTTGGTGGTATAGGTAATTTTGTGTCTTTAGGTAATTTGTTTAAAGGGACTCCTCAACAAATAGACAGAGCTGAGAAAATATTACGTACTGGTTTGGGTGCTATGGTTACTGGTTTACCAGCTACATTGCGTAATGAACCTACAGAGATGCAAATATATGAATATTTATTAGGTGGTTTTTTTGGTTACAATACAAGACCTGCTTATAAAGCAGCAGCTCAAGAATGGATTGTTAAGCCAGAAAGAAAACAAAGTGAAAATTTAGATCCAGAATCTTCTAAAGATTTTAAAGAATACACAACAAAAACTAGAGAGTATATACTTAACGAACATGAAGCTGGGAACATTAAAGGAAACTCTGAAAACCTAGCTGGTTCTTCAGGAATGGCTTTAAGTTTTTTAGAAAATTATTTTCCAAATACTCGTTGGAGAGCAAAAGCTGAAGCTCATTTAGGAAAACACAAACCAGATGAGTATGGGCAAAGCGATATAAATAGATTTTACAGAAAAGAAGCTTCTAGGTTACAAGATGAACTTTCTAGGCAGAAATTTGTAGAAGCTGTAATCCGTGAAAATGCTGTAGCTAATCCACAGAATGAAGACTTTCACGATCCAGTTGAAATAAGAAGACAAAAGATTGTAAACCTAGCTAAAGGTTTTTATGAAAAAGCAGATAAAAATTTATATCCTGACATCGGAAGATTTGTTGATGCGATGGAAAAAGCTAGAGATAAAAGTATTGTAAACAACAAACCAGATCCAGAATTATTTATACAAAATATTAAAAAAGTTGTTGGTGAGGATCAGGTAAGTGGCAGAAGCAAGAAAATATATGATGTAAAAGTTGATATGTATGAAAACCCAAAGATAAAGGACAAAACTGGAGATTTTCAAGATGTTTGGGTTGTCGATAATTTATCACAAGCAAGAGAACAATTAGCTTCTATAAAAAAAGGAGAAGGTGGGGGTGTAAACTTTGCGAATGAGATAGTAAAATTTGAAGACCATTATATATTAAAGCATACAGCTGGCGATGATAAACATATATACATAAGAGGAACGGAACCAAGAGGATTAATACCAGATACAAAAGGAAGAGTTAAGGGCAAGCCTTATTCTAAACAAATAGGTTCTGAGACTGAAGCTAAACTAAGGTCACATTTTCTACAAGATGCTGAACCTATGAATGAAGTAATAGCTATTAAGTTTGATGATAAAGTTAATATGCCAAGATATTTAAAGTTTAAAGGTGAGGAAATAAATAATGTTACAATCGGTGAAAGATATATAGAGCTTCCTTTGAATAGATTAGGAGAAGGTTTTCAGTTTTTAACTCATTACATAGATCCTAAAGGCGTTCCTAATAAAATATTAAGTCACCGTATGGAAGGTGAGAATATAAAGTTTAATCTTGAGCCTAAAGAAATTAGTTTAATGCAAGATGCTTTAGCTGAAAAGAATCAATATATTTATTCAGGCGTAAAGGATAAAGGCGTTTTAATGCTTTCTACTTTTAAAGATAGAATAGGCAACCAGCAGATAACAAAAGAAATGTTATTTGATTTATTATCTAATGGCAACAGCAGAGTTAGAGAAGCTGTAGCTGAGTCTTATAAACTATCTCTAGAAGCAGAAAAACCTATATTTGGTGACACTACTTTACATGAACGTAAATGGGTGTCCAATGTTATGAATGATGCTATTAATAACGGTCTTGTTAAAGGCAGTGATTTTACAGGTATTAGAAGGTTGTTATCTTCGGGCTTTGGGAAAAGCGTATCTGACGTAAATAAAAGAATGCAATTACTTGCCAATAGAATGACTCCAGTATCAGCGTCTAGTTTTGCTCAAACTAATCCTGATGGTAAAATGCGTATTGTTATTGCATCTGACGATGCGTTTCAAAAAGTAAAAGGAATGACTGGCATAAGCGATACTGATGGAGGCATGATTATAAGACAAAAGTTTTTTGACGCTGGTTTAAAAGGCGTTGGTTTAGATCCTCAAGCTGGGCATTATAAACCTGTTATTGTAGGTAGAACAAACTTAGGTATATTAGCTACCAAGTCTAATGGACAAAGAGCTAATGAAGTTTGGAATAGGTTTATGGAACAAAACAATATAGATGCTATTGTTTTTGATAGTGGTGCAAAACTTAGAGGATTGCATGAGACAAGTGAAATTGGCTATCAGCGTGGATGGCTTAAAACAAAAGAAGGTGAACAAGCTTTACAGACTGAAATTTTTCCTACTGATTTAAAAGTATATGAAATGCCAGTAGAAAGTTTACAGTTAAGTCTTGGTACTTTTGAAAAGCCTTATAAACAAGTTATTGGAGAAGAAGTTCCTATTCAGCTTTATGGTCAAACTAATAAAGATCAGGCATCTGGTTTTACAGATATTTATTTAAAAGAAGTTTTAGATCGTTCTGTACTAGGAAGTGACAGAGGTAAAAAATTAGCTGAAGAATATAATAATGTTTTAAAGTCTTTTGATAAAATATCTGCTAAAGAAAAAGAAGCTATTCAAAATGAATTTGTAGATTTGTTTGAACGTCACGATCTTGGAGTGTTTGAACTTCCAGTTGATTTTGTTCTTAAAAGAATAGTAAATAATAAAGATCCAAAATTAACAGCTTTATTTATGAACAAAATAAACAAGCTTGATAAAGAAGGATACTTTGATAGAGACTTTGAGTTTGATGCTGATTCTGATTATACTAAATATCACGATTTAAATAAATCTATATCAGAGTCTATGCGTGATCAGTATTTTACTAGAAATACTATGTTTATTGAAAACTGGGGAAATGCTTTAAAAAAATATTTTGTTAGAAGATATTCTAATCCGTTTGTTGAACATGGTGGCAAGTCTTGGCTTAAGGCTTTTACTCCAGATCAAATGGCTTATGTTGATATTGATCCTAGAAAAAGACCAAAAGATCAGCCTAAACAAAGAATAACAGCTAAGACTAAAGGTAGGGATTTAAAGGCTGAAGATTGGAGAACTTTAGAAAAAGGTGAAATTTATTTAGATGAAGCTTTTAGACTAATGCCTATTAGCACAGAGTTTCTTCCTCGTGATATAGTAGCAAAAATAAATGCTACTAAAAAAACTAAAGGTGCTATTACACTAGGTGATGCTTGGAATTATTATAAAAGATCTAATCCTGAAAGATTGCATAAAAACAGCAAAGAATATAAAGGCTGGAAAAATACTTTTTCTTTAACAGTTATACGTACTCCAGCTGATTCTATGTCTGGTACAAGAGTTCTTAGGTTTAGAGGTTTTACTGGACAGAGAGGAGCTGGTTCTTTTACTCATCATTTTGATAATAATTATTTAGGTGGTGCTGATAAGGATGCTGATAGCATTAAAGTATTTCAAGGCTTTAGTGAGAAACTAAGAAATTATTTTAAACAAGAAAAAGTTTCAGATGAAAGGATTCATTTAGATCCTGACAACCCAAAGAAATACAATGAAAAATATGCTAACGAATTAGATAGTCAGTTTCATGAAAAAAGTGCAATTATAAAAGGCAATCCCGAAGAAGTGTTGAAAAGATTTAGAGGTGTTAAAAAGGAAGAACCTAATTTTGAATTTTACAATGCCTTTAAATTTTCACCAGCTTACAGACATATTGCTGCACAAGGAGCCGCAAGTGGTAAACAAGGTTTAGGCTATGGCTTGTCTTCTGCTGTTGTAATGAGACAGTGGGTTGATTATGTAAAATCAAAAGGAGGCTCTTATTCTTTTCCTTTTTATGATGCTAAATCTGGTAGGACTTATTTAAATGATGTTACTTTAAAAGAATACAATGTTCAGGGTATTCCTAATGAACAATATTTTCGTGACCTTATATATAAAATAGTAAATAAATCAGCTGACGCAAGTAACGACCCTACTGTTATTCCTTATACTAGATTTAGGGATATGTTATTTGATTCAATGTTTGATGTTAATGTTTATGAATTAGCTAGACCTCCTCGCATAAGTGATAAAGGTATAGAGACAATGAGAGGAAGTACTTTTGGCAATCCTTTTATTGATCCTGCAATATGGAATAAAAATAAAGATTGGTATAGAAAGCAGGGTTTTATAAAAGCAAATAGCAGAGAAGATGCTGCTAATAGCTATGAAAATTGGATAAGAGGAACTGATCATTTAGAAGTTTTTCCAGAAAGACGACAAAAAATTGTTAAAGCTTTGCAAGAAGGAAGTCTTATAGGTAAAACTTTAAAGTATTATCAGCCAAATGCAATTGATAGTCATGCTCATAGATTAGCTAGACTTGCTGCTGAATATGCTCCGGGTAAAATGATTAGTTCTGGTGAGAAAAAATATCAAGATATTATTAATGAAAATTTTAATGGTTCTTTAGGACTATTAGCTCAATCAGTAAATGTTGCTAAACCTAGGTCTAAAACAAGAACAATTTCTCCTGAGAGAATAAAACCTTTGTTTGAAGCTAGAAAACCCGTAGGTGGGAGAAAGCCTCCTGAACCATTAGAATGGAAAGGTAAGAATAAAATAGTTGGTGATTTAAAATGGAAATCTTATATAGGGTTAGAACTGGGTGAAAGTGCAAATGTTAAATTAAAGGGAAGTCAAAGAAGAATTACAAATATAACACAACCTGCTGATAAAAAATTAACTCTTCTTGTAAATGAATTTCCAAAACCAGCTATGAATATATATGATCTTGCTTTTGTTAATAGCAAAATATCTGCTAAAGCTTTAGGTGATAATGCTTTTAGAACATCTGTTATTAGTTCATTACCATTAAGATTAGAGAATGCTAAAATAAATTTTGCAAGTTTTAGATTTGGTAATCTTAAAGAAGCTTACCAAAAATTTTACAGAGATTTAGAAGTAAAACTACAAGCTCCAGAAAAGATTGAAGCGAGTGAAGCACAAAAAAAGAATATTAGAAAAGGAGCATTAGTTTCTTATTCTACTAAAGAAATTCAAAAGTTTGTTAATGATCATATGGGTATTTTGACTAGCGATATGTTAATACCTTCTCTAAATAACATAGGAAAAGCAGTAAGCTCAAATCGTATACCTTTTGCTTTAGAATCATATAGCAAAGGAATGGGGCAAATTGCTACCATAGAGCTCGCAAATAAACATTTTGTAGATATACATAGGTCTTTAGTAAATAGGGGCATTAAAGGCAATATTATTAAAGAATTAATTCCTCAAATAATGGGGATGAATAAGAAGCTAAATAAAATGATTATAGATAAAGCACCTGCTGCTGAAATAGATACAGCTATTGCTTTAGGTAATAAGCGTATTAATGATTTAGCTGATAAATATAATATAAATCCAGAACCTCTAATGAAATATTTTCATACCATTTTACTTTCTCCAATAACAGGTGTTAAAGATAAAAATGGTTACCCTATAATTAATTATCAAAAATTAATACACGGCTCTGAGCGTATAGATCCTTTTACAAGGCGTGAATTTTATTCAAGGATAGAGGATGTTTATAATAGATCTGTAGATAAAAAAGCAGATATGCAGCTCGATGTTAAGATTATTGATAATATATCTAAACGTAATCCAGATTCTAAAGTTGTTAATTATGAAAATGGAGATATAATACATCTTAAACAAAAAATGAAAAATGTATCTTTTAAAGATGTAGATAAAGCTGTTGAATGGGAACAAGGTTATAATAAATTTGGTAAAGAACCAAGGCTTACAGCTTATTATGGAGACAAGGGGACTGATTATGTTTATACGTTAAAATTAAATAAGCCAAAAGAATGGACACCTAAGTTATTGGAAATTAAAAAACAGGTAGAAGATATAACGGGTGTAGAATTTAATTCTGTTTTAGCTAATAAATATAGAAACGAAAAAGATAGTATCGGTTGGCATAAAGATAATGAACCTGAACTTGGAAAAAATCCTATTATAGCTTCGCTTAGTTTTGGAGAAACTGTAAGTTTTAAATTAAAGCGTGGTAAAAAAATAATAGACGTTCCTTTATCAGATAAAGATTTATTAATAATGCAAGGTAAAACTCAAGAAAGATGGGATCATGGAGTAGAGAAGAGTACTAAAGCTCGTGGTCAAAGAATTAACCTTACATTTAGAAGAACTAATTTAGAGAAACAAGAAGATATTAAAATACCTGTAGAAAGTTTTATTTCTAAGCCTAAGAAAGAAGTTATTAACACAGTAGAAAGAGTTATACAATCTAAAGCTTTGGATATGATGGCTATAAACAAGCCACAAGTAAAACAAGTTAAAGAATTTAGAAAGTTTTTAGATGAGCATCCTTTTATAGCTGAGAATTTTAATGAATGGTTTAAGTTTTTTACTGCAGAATTAAGCGGCAGAGGCATACCAAGGAGTGCTACAGATCTTAAAATGGAAGACATTGTAGCTATTAATAGATTCATGAAACAGTTTCACGATCCAAATAGCCTTGAATTTAAATTAAGATATTGGCATTTAGATCCTAGGTTTGTTGATAGTGAAATGGCTATGAAGGGAATGGTTAATAAATATAAAACATATTATGCTCCTGTAAAGCATGGCTCTGGTAAAATACGTAGAGAGCCTGTTTACAGGTTTATGTCTCCTATTGGTGCTATATCTAATTATGTTCTTAAGTCTGAGCGTGGTATGTCTAAAGATAGAAATGCAGCTGAACAAGTTATAAAACCTATTAGTGATATACTATCTAAGTACACCGTAAATCAAAGAAAGGAATTATTTAAACAGATTGTAGATATTAGAGAATCCGGCAATAAAGAAAATATGTCTCCCGTATTAAAAAGACTTGATAATGAATTAACTAAATTTTTTAAATCTATGGGTAATAAATGGATATACACATATAATTCTAAAGGTGAAAGAATATCTGACAAAACTGGCAAGTGGGAAATGGATGACAATTTTGACGCTTGGTATAAAAAAACCAAAGGCGTTATTAATGAGTATATGCGTTGGAATAAAGATGGTGTGTTTGATTTTAAGAACTTTAGAAATAAAGTTTTAGACAAGGATATAACTAATCCTGAACTAATAAGATTAGTAGGAATTGACGGCTTGAAAAGATATGAGTATGAAAAAAGAATGATGGATTATTTTAATAGGTTAACAGCTACAAACCCTAAAATAAAACAGAATACTTTTATTAGAAATTATCGTTCAGGTAAGAGTAGGTTTTCTGGTATTGGTGAAAAGAATACAGAGGCATACATACCTCATTTAAATTTTGGCTACAATGAAGGAGCACAGCGTGAGTTTGTTAAGTCTGTTAATAAAGAGTCTTTAAAGATTAAAGAAAAAATTAAAAATGAATATTTAGAGTCTATAAAAAACCCTACAGAAAATGATTTTACTAAAGCTGAGCAAATTGGAAATAAAGCTAGACAAAGATTTATTAAACTAATGGAAAGAAAAGCACAGTTTTCTACAGAGTTTTTTAGCATGAAAGATTTAATAGATCACAAAGGTTTAACAGATGCAGACCTTGATGTTAAATTAAATCAATTAGGATTTGACAGTAAGATTGGAGTATTAGAAGCTAGACTTTTCGATCTAAAAGGATACGATAAAAGACCAACTCTAATTACAGATTATCATTCAAAACTTATTAATGGCTGGTATAAAAATCTTGTTGCTATTAAAGGCGACTATGAAATAAGCAACATGAAGCATAGAATGGGAGATTACAAACCAAGCAAGGCTGAACTTAAAAAGTTTAAAGACAGTAAAAGATATGATAGCTATGTAGATGTTTGGGCTGATTATACTAAGTTGTATATGCAAAGTGTTTTAGGACACCAGTCTTATTTTCCTCAACAGATTATGTCTGAAGTTCAAAAGGGAATAGATCCTTTATATTTAAAAGATAAAAGAAATATGTTTTATATGACATCTGATCAAAATATGGTTAAGCTGTATGAGAAGTTATGGAAGTCAAAGAAATGGAATAAAGCTCCTTTTATAGGCAGTACTTTAAGAGAAGCTCCTAAAGATAAGGCAGCAAGGAAAGAGTATTTTTCAAGAAAGATACATGACTTTGGCAGAATGGAAGCACAGTATGAGCTTATGACTTTATTAGCTAATACTGGCACTTGGTCTACAAATATATTTAGTGGCAATCTAATGACTATTGCTAGTGCTGGATTTAGAAATTTTAGAAATTCTTTTAGTGATAAAAAAATATTTGAGAGATTGTTATCTAATGATAAAGGTGAAGCTGTATTAAATTTGTTTAATGGTAGTAAAGTTAAAAATAGAAAAGATCTGTATGAATGGTTAAAAGAACGTGGCGTTATGGATGATTTTATTCAAAACGAATTTGAATATAACGAACCTTTAAAGAATGGTCTTAAAAAAGCTGGCGTTAACATCAGTGATTTTAGGCGTGATATAAGCAAAGCTATTAAAAATCGTGGCAAGCAGCGTGAAGAAAGTGTTTTGCAAGTTGTTGAACGCTATGGCGTTAAAGATGCTATGGTAAAATACGGTGGATTCTTTATGCAACATTCTGAAAGAGTTAATCGTTTAAATGCTTTTATAGCTCATGGCTTACAAGCAGTTGAAAAGTTTGGACCTGAAGGTAGGAATTTAAATATATCAGATGATTTTGTTTTTGAAATGGCTTTAAAAGGTATAGAAAATTCACAGTTCTTGTATCAGAATGCTCAAAGACCTGCTTTTATGAGAACAGCAACTGGTAAAGTTTTATCTAGGTTTAAGCTGTTTGTTTGGAACTCAATAAGAGTACGTAAGGAATTTTATAATCAGGCAAAGCTTTATGGCTTTAGAAATGGAACTCCTGAGTATGAAAGATTTAAAGACTTGTTTATGATTGATATGTTTTTAATGGCATTAGGCGGTGCTTTTATGTTTAGTATATTTGATACTGCATTAGCTCCTCCTTATGATTGGATTCAGTCTTTAGCTGATTGGATGTATGGTGATAAACGTGAGCGTGATATGGCTTTCTTTGGATCTAAGCTTGGTCCTGCTAATTTACTAAAGCCTCCTATAGCTAGAGTACCAGAAGCTATGATAGAACTTATGACTGGAGATTGGGAAAAGTTTAGTGATTATACAGTATATACTATGTTTCCATTTGGTAGGGCAGTCAGACAGGGTAAGCAAATCTACGAAAGACCTGAAAGAGTAGGTGAGGTATTGTTTAGATTACCAATAAACAAGATAGATTCAAGATTAGAAAGAGCAAAGCGTAGAGCATTACAAGCTGAAGAGATTGAAGAAAGTTTAGGCAGTGTGTAAAAAAAAGAGGCAGCACTAAGCCGCCTCCCTTTTTTGTTACACTCTAATCTTCATATTTTTGATAACCAACTCTTTCCATTTCTTCTTTATGTACTTTTTCAGCTTTCTCTATTCTTCTTAGAATGTCTTCAGCTCTTTTATTTTTTTCTTTGTTTAGTTTATTAGAATGATATTTTATATTATGTTTAAGATATTTTTTACAAGCTGTTAATAGTTTTAAAAGACTTGTAGATGTTCTAGTTCTTATTATCGTTGGATCTAAATTCATATGTTCTCCTTTAAATTTACAAGGAAGATAAAGGGCTGACCTTTATGTGCAATCCCACAAGTACTAATGGATGCTAAACTTCCCTAATTAAATGGGGTAAAGGCATAACTGCCTATCAGCAACACAAAGATATTGTGCTAACTTTTATTTAGTATTGCTGATTTTTTCCTATTGATTTTTATTTTTATACCCCAAGTTGTTTTACAATATATACATATTACTTTTTTCGTCTATTGTTATATTAAAATCCCTACAGATATTATCAATAGGGAGATTGTCTGATTCTATTTGTTCGTGTGACCAATAATATTTTTTCATAAAATAACCAAGTGTTGATTTTATGTTAAGCGATTTATTGGTTTTTTTATCAAATATCTTATCAACGGCTAACTCTAAACATTTTTCAAAGTTTTTTGTATACTTATCAGATGATAACATTACGTCTTCAAACTTATCAATTAGTTTTAAGTCTGCATTTATATATTTAGCCATACTTTTCCTTTTTATGTTTTATTACGTTGCTGCTAATCCCCAAAAGAAAAAGGCTTTAATGTTACGTTTGCCTTTATAACCATTGTATTCTTTTGCTTTTTTTAAAGCAGTTCCTTTTAGTTCTATACAATTCCAGTTATCCCACTTTGTATTATCTATAGTAGCATTAACAAAATCCCAGAATTTTTTTGTACCATATCTAGGATGTTTTTTTATCATTCTAAATCCATCAGATGTAGATATTGTTCCATTGTAGCCATTGTGACCATACTTGTATTCTGCACCTTCTACTAAACTATTATATGCTTCTTTTGCGTTTTTATATCTACCTACTGCTAATTCGTTTTGATCAATTGCTCCCATATTTTAATCCCTCTACTTTTTTTCTAGTACTTTGTTGTTTTTTAGTTAGCCTTTCTATTATTTGTATTAAATCTGCAATATCTCTTTCATAATCTAGTAATCGCTCTTTGTATATGTTTTCAATTTTGCTCATTAGTTTGCCCATTAGCTTTCCTCTTTGTTTTTGTCCATCAATATTGATATTAATTTAGTTTCAGACTTTATTACTTTAAGCATACTAGCCGCTAAATAAACGCAAGCATCTAGTAGTTCTTCTAATGCCTCTACGTTCCAATCTCTGCCATCATATATGTCTATTTCTTTTCCGTATTCTTTTTTTCCTTTGTTTAGCCTTTTTCTAATTAAATCAACTATTTCTTCATTATTATTCATCTTTTAAATAACTTTTTAATTTTATCTAAAAGACTTTCTTCGTTAAGCTCAATATTAAAATGTTTTAATAAGAGATTTACTTTACTATCTCTTTTAGCATTTTGATATATAAATGTTATTAATGCTATAGCTAGTATACACATCATAAGCCACCAACCGTTAGCTTCTGATCCTGTAAACATTTCCCACGCATACCATAATATTGTATCTTTCATTTATTTCTCCTTTTCTAATACGAGATTTAGTGATTGACGAGCGATCTTTTTAAGAGTACCACTGTCTGCACTTGTTGTTATTATCTTATCTAAAGCATCAATTAACAATTGACACTTTCTCATAAGTTCTTCTTCAAATGATTCTTTCATTTAAATTCTCCTTAAACGTCAGTAGGGAAGGTCGAGGCGGTATACTTGTGCACTAGTCCTCTACACTCTACTGTTCCCTACTTCAGTCTACTTAAGTTATTATAAATTATAGTTTCCAAGAGCACACCACATTAAATCAGGTGTAAGTCTTTTAACTTTATTTTCTTTGCATCTATGTGCCATTTTTGAAATACTTGTTAATATTTCTCTATTGATGCTTTCCATTGTATCTGCACTTAACTGTATTCCATTAGCATTGAATATTTTCTTTACTTTTGTTTTTTGTATTATCATTACTAATAATCCTTTCCGTAAATATTAATTTGTTTACATTCTTTTTTTATTTTATCTAAAAGATTATGTATTTTGTCTATTTGACGTTTATACAATTCGCTTATAGGTTTATCTCCAGTATGATTACTGTGCTGCACCGATATAGAATGTATATGATTTAATATATCTTTTATTTTTAAAATGTTTTTATTTATGTTCATTAATGATCCTTTTTAATAGGGGACTAGAGCCAACCAATCCCCTATCTTTCACTTATTACTAATTTTATCCCAATGTTTTACCAAACACTAGTTTAAGTTATTAGTATTATCCTGTTAAACTCTTTAAGAGCTCTAACAAGTCTTTGTATC